CGTTGATACTAGATCAACTTGTGTTGGGGATGTAATGGAGATTTGTTATCCTAGTGAAAGCGGTAATGGATTTAGAACTGTAACATACGTTGTAGCTGACGTTGGATTTGAGAGGATATAAATATGAAAGCTTATAGTAAATGTAAGGTTAGTGTTAAACAATGTGTTGATAACTGGGATAAGTTAAAAGATGCATTGAATAGTATTTGGGATAAGCCCGTTGTAGATAATGGCGGGTTTAATTTAGATACTGCTAACATCTCAATGAGTCCAAAAGCAAACGGTAAACCATATAAGTATTTGGAATACCAACACTTAGTAGATTGTGAATATAATAATTTAGATACTGTTTTTGTTACTATCGAAAAATTATTTCCAACTGCTAAGGTTTGGACAGATGAGTTTGAAGATAGAATATATATTAAATATAACTAACAGAGAGGTAATAATGAAATGGTTTTATAGAATATCTATTAGTATTGTGTTGATTATATTTCTTATTTATATGAATTATACAATCACCACTTTAGAGTATCTAATAGATTTACAATTAGAACATAAACAATCAATACTTGATTTGTCTAATTTGTTTCATAATCAAAAAATTGATAGTGATACAATGTTAGATATAATTAAATTAATAACTAAAACAGAGAGGTAAATATGAATAAAGAAAAGAAAAAAGAATATGATGATAAGATCACTACTCAACTTATTGATAAATTAAAAGATATGAAATTCTTTATTGTAAGGTGGAGTGGCGATGACGGTAACCCTAGTTCGAATTTAGTTGATAACCCTAAAAAGTTTTTCAATGAAATTCACTATGATGATGAGACTCTTATAGATCTTGCTGATTTAGATATTGGTGAGAAATATAATTGCGATGAGTTATTTCAAGATATTGAAATATTAAGATACGAATAATTAACTAACAGAGAGGTAAATACGATGAGTAAAAATAAAGTAACTAAAAACGAGTACGTAAATTCTGTAATTGATGCTGATATCAAAAGCGGAACTAATAGATCTTTATATGGCTTAAGTGAGCTAGATAAATTAGCTAGTGAGCAATATGATGATATGAATACGTTTAATATAAAAAGTGAGGTGATACCATGTCAGATAATCTAAAGTTAACATTGTTTGCGATTATTGTGATTATAGTTGGTAACGGTTTAGCTAATTATGGTTATTAGATCGGATAAATACTATAAAGATCTACAGGCTCTAAATAAAGACTTAGAGCCTATAGAAATTGTCAGTCTCGAAGATCAAGAAAAGCAAGGTAAGGAAGATGAAAAAGAGACTAAATTATTAATACTAAAAAATAAATACTTTAAAGGAGAATAATATGATTGAAGTGCCGTTATGGATATTTATTTTAATTTGCATTGCAACTTATGTAAATGTTTTACAATACTTAAGTTTATCAAGTAAGTTAAAAAGAAATATCAAACAAGATAATGTAAATGGATTGATTGTGTCAAAAGGATTTGATGAGATAGCTCAAGACATGGATAATCTTGAATCTAAAATAGATAAGTTAGAGGCCATTTATGAGTATCAACAAAACAAAAAGTAATTTAGTTCTTGTGGTAGATAATACATTTACTAATAGGATTAAATTACTTGAGGATAAGCAAAAGCAATATATCAATGCTAAACTTAAGATTCAAAAAGAACGTAAGTTAATTGATAAGTTGTTAAAGCAATACGAAGATATAATAATTAGTACTGAAAATAAAATAACCAACTTAAAGAGGAGAGTGAATGTTACAAAACGAACTAGAGAAATTAAACACACTAGGCCCAGTAGGAATAAGAGTAAGGGCTCAACTTGTTGAACTATACGATAAGTTAAATAGTAAAGGTAATAATAACCTTAAGCCCGAGGTAATAAGAATGATTGATAGTTATAATATGGATTATGATATCATGGTACAATTATCTCATAGCATGATTGCAACTGGTACAAGTGAGGGTCAAAACCTAACTCAGTTAGCAATTGCAATTGGTGAGAGGATTAGAAATTATTATAACTTACCAAGTAAAACTGCAAGTTCGTTAAGACTCGGTGTATTTATTTTAAATGCTTATGCCGTATTAGAATTAGTCTTAGTTAAACTTGTTAATGATTGGAAACAATATAACAGAGCCAAGACAGTTTACAAAGTGTATGCGGGTTATAAACGTGGTGACTTAAGAAAACTTGTTAAAGAGTTTAACGAGGTTGCTGATCCTTATAAGCCGATGTTTGAAAAGGCTACTGATTGGGAGTATGGAACGGTTAAGGCTAGGAACGGTGAAACACTAAAACTTATTAAAGGTGCTAGTGTTGATACGTCATCTAAGATTAACCCGAACAACACACCGATTGTGTTAAATGCTGTTAATAAAAAACAAGCGATTGGTTACACTGTTAAACCTAAGGTCTTTGAGATATATAAATGGGCCTTAGAGACTAACCAAGAATGTTTTGAACATAATAGTGTTCACACAATTACTAAAGAACGTAAGAAAGCAAAAGAAGATGAGGCTTACCATGTATTAAATGCTACTGAGCCTTATGTTGGTAAAGTATTCTATCAACAATATACTTGTGATAGCCGTGGTAGATTCTACCCACTATCTGCTTATTTGAATGAGATTAATTCTGATAATGCAAAAGGTATGTTATCGTTTGCTGAGGGTAAGCCGTTAGGTGAGAATGGTAGAGATGAGTTATATCATCATATCGCTAACATGTACGGTGAAGATAAGTTATCTCATAAAGAAAAAGTAAAGTTTGTAGATAATAAATACTATGACTTTGTGAGTATGGGTAAGAACCCAATGGCAAATCGTGCTTGGATGGTTGCGGAATGTCCGTTCCAATTATTGAACTCAGTTATAGAGTTAGCTGAGTTAGATGCTCACTTTGTTTCATGTGGTGATATAAAAGATTTTGTATCTCATACTATTTGTTACAGAGATGGATCTAATAACGGTTTACAGTGGTTATTCAGTTTAGCTAAAGATGACAAGAACGGTCACTTAGTTAATGTTAAACCAACTACTGATAACAAGCCTGGTGACATGTACACTTATGTTGCAACTAACGTTAAAAATAAATTAATGGATGATGCAACAGATGCCACTGAACTTGCTATGCAATACTATGATCTATATTTTAAAACTATAGAACGTTTAAGAAATAGATTTAGAATGGCTGAGTTAAATAATGACCCTAGAGTTGAGTATAAGAAAAAGGTTATTAAGTGGTATCAACGTAAGTACAAAGACGAACTTAAACTTACCGATAATATTTATTGGGCCAAGTCTAAGTTCACAATAAAAGAATGGCGTAAGATTGTTAAACGTAATGTAATGACTTATGGTTATTCTGCAACTAAGCAAGGTATGGGTGCTCAAATAATAGAGGATACTAAAGATATTGATAATGTGTATCTTAGTAATAAACAACATAGTTCCGCAAGGTTACTTGGTGCTACGGTGTTTGACACTATTGAGGGTGAGTTTCCTGAAGTGAGTAATGTTATGAAAATGTTTAAAGATAATTGTGAGGCTTATATGATTAAGACAGGTAAGCAATACTCTCATAATACTTTAATCAGTAATTTTCCATTTACTCAAAACTACGTTAAATATAAAACTACTCAAGTTAGATTAATGGATGGTTTATATTTTCAAAACGATGATAAAAAGTATTGTTGGATTGATTATGTACAAGTTAAGATTAAATCTGACTTACCAATGGTTAACTTAGCGAAAGCCAAGTCAGCTATTTCACCAAACACAATTCATAACCTTGATAGTTTACATTTAATGTTAGTTATTGATGAATGTGATTTTGACATTGTAACAGCTCACGATTCATACGGGGCCCATGCTTGTGATGTTAAAGATATGCAAAAAGTAATTAGAGAAAAGTTTAAGTTAATAATTGACTCTGATCCGCTTCAGCATGTGTTAAATGAGACTGGTAATCTAATACCAAAAATAAAGCAAGGACAGTTAGATAGTTCAGAAATCTTAAGATCTGAATTTGCCTTTGCATAACCTATAGGAGTAAATATGTTTGATGGAATGTTATACAAAATGTTAGAATGGTGTAACAAAACCGAAGAAAAAATGAAGCTGATGTGTGTCCTCTACCGTGAGGGCATAATCGGTTTTATCTTAGGATTTGTAGTTACTATTTTAATTCAATTAATCTTTTAAGGAGTCTTATGACGATTAATTTTACAATAAACCTTAGAGACGATAATGTTGAAAAGGCTATTAAGAAAATGAAAACTAAAATGTCTAAGTTAGGTCTTGTAAAGGGCCTAAGAGAACGGATGTACTACGAAAAGCCTTCTGATAAGAAGGTTAGAGTTCGTAAAGCCAATATCATTAATTCTAAGAAAAAGAAAAGAATGAGAGAGCGAAATATCTAGTTAATCTTGGAATGGGCGGTAATATTATGTGTTATTATCGCCTATTTGAGAAAGTGTTCCTCACAGACCACAGTGCGAAGTACACTGTATTTAAAATAACAATAGGAGATTATTATGCCGTCAGGTGGCTACAGACCAGGTGCAGGAAGAAAACCCGCCCCTAAAGACCCAAGTACAGGGCCTGAAAGTTCAGTAGCAAAAATGAAAAGGTTGAAAATCGACCCTATTGATATTTTAAATGGAGAATTGAAAGCCCTTGAGGGTAAAGAAGATTCTAAGTCACAAAATTTAAGAGTTCGAATAGCCGAAAAACTCCTAGAGTATGGTTATTCAAAACAACCCGTTAGTTTACACAATTCAGGAATGGCAAATGTGCCCGTACTTACTATTGTTAGTAAAAAAGAGCCTGATATTAAAAATGCTAATGTGGTTGAACACGAAATTCAAAGCGATGATGAAGATGAAAAAGAATCTGCCGAAACGAACTGAAAAAGTTTATAATGTGTATGTCACTTTCTACACAGACGGTACGAGGTATATTGGATTCACTGGTAAAACAGGAAAAGCATTGAAAGCTTATTTTGGTAGTAATACTGCTAAGGATAAGTTGGTTGATCATAAAGAAATAGTTTTTACTTCTACAAGTAAATCTACTGCAAAACTTTTTGAGTTGTTACTACAATTATCCATGATGGATTCCCTTGAGAAAGTGAACGTTGCAACAATATTTCAAGGAATTAGTCTTCCATTAAGAGATCAACCTGTATACTTAAACGATATGTTAAATATCAGGATAAGAGCAAGTTATTTAAAAGGCTTGCCAAAATTTAAAATAGTATTTGATGATGATAAATATAATAATATTTAATGATGGGTTATATAATTTAATTCCTGTTACACAACAGGTGTTGGATAGTATAACCTTAATCACTAAAGTCGATTGTTTTGAACTTTGTGATTTAATAAGAAATCAATTAACAACTTACATTAATGATTTAAACACTTATGTTATGAATGACAAAAGTGGTTATTTTTATGGGTGTATTTGTAAATAAGGAAACAAATGGATATAAATAAATTAAGAGAACAATTAAAAATAGATGAGGGTGTTAAATACGAAGTGTATGATGACCATCTTGGTTATAAGACATTTGGGATTGGACATTTAGTAACTCCACAAGATGAGGAATATGGATCGCCTGTTGGAACGCCTGTTTCTGAAAATAGAGTTAATTCTATATTTGATAAGGATGTTGAAACTTATATATCTGAATCTGAAAAAGTATTTGGTAATTTACGACAGATGCCTGAGGAAGCTCAACAAGTAATTGTTAATATGTGCTTCAATATGGGTGCACCGAGATTATCACAATTTAAAAAATTTATAAAAGCAATTCATGATGAAGATTGGGCAACCGCTTCTGTTGAGATGCTAGATTCTAGATGGGCTAATCAAGTTGGTGTAAGAGCTACTAGATTATCTGATAGGATAAAGGCTATAAATTGAAACACAAAACATTGGGAACATAATAATTTGTTTGCCGATTATTACATGAAATATTTAAAATAAATTATTATAATTAAGGTAAACATGAATGAGAATTATGAAGTAAGTCTATTTCCTTTTCAACAGGAAGTATTTGATCACAAAGCAAGGTTTAAAATCGTTGCTGCGGGTAGAAGAACTGGCAAAAGCTTTTTAGCTTCTGTTATGGCATATTCTCATTGTCTAGAACACAGAAATCAACGGGCTATTTTAATAGGGCCCACTGTTGGTATGATTAGGGAGTCTATGTGGGCTACTTTGAAATCAATTGTACATAGATCCCATTTAGAGGGTTTACCAAGAGAGATGGATCTTGAATTAAGATTTATTAACGGATCTAGATTATCTTTAAAAGGATTTGATAGACCAGATAGTTTAAGAGGTATATCTCCATCACCTACATTTATTGTGCTTGATGAGTTTGCTTTTATTAAGGCTAATGCATTTACAGAAGTTGTACTTCCAATGGCAACAGACCCTAATAGAAAAGCCAAAGTAGTTATCATCTCAACACCAAAAGGTGTTCAGGGTGATTTTTATCAATTATTCAATAAAGGCCAAGAAGATAGTAAAGGTGTTTGGAAATCATGGCAATTTACCGCTGAAAAGGTAAGGCCAGATATGAGAGAAGAATTAGAATTAGCTAGATCTACATTAGATATTAAAACGTTTGAACAAGAGTATTGTGCAACGTTTAATAACACTGGAGATAGTGTATTTTATAACCCCTCAAGAGAATGGAATGTATCAGATAATCTCTTACCACTAGGTGAGCAAGAACCTGTACATATTGCTATAGACTTCAATATAAAGATCATGGCCAGTAGTGTATTCGCTCATAGAGGGGATCAACTACATTGTTTAGAGGAATTATACGGATCTGCTGATACACATCAATTAATTCGTAAGATTAAATCTAAATATAAGAACCGAGATATTACAGTATATCCTGACGCTTCAGGTAATGCTAGAAAAACAAGTGCAGCTACTGGGGTAACTGACTTCTCTATACTAAGAGATGCGGGTTTCAGAGTGTGTGCTAGAGCGAAACAACCACCTATAATAGACTCAGTCAACTGTGTTAATAGTTTATTAAAGGATGCTAATGGTATTAGTAGACTATTCTTTAATAAGGATTGTACTAGAACTATAGCGTCTATGGAACAGACAGCCTGGAAAGTAGGTCAATCTACTGGAATGGATAATGCTACTATAGATAAGACTAAGAATACGGAACACTTCTCAGATGGTATTAGATATATC